TATAGCTTCATTCCAAAAGCCTTGTCTAGTGGCTTCTAGGGCTTGCGGTACGCTATAGACCGTGCCTTGTTCTGCTTGTGCGGTTTCTTGTTGTTGCGCTGCTTGTAAGTAAGGAACTAAATTATCATTGCTAGGATCACCGTCATTAAGTATACTATCTATCTCTTGTTGGTAATTTCCTGAGAATCTACCAATGGTAGACAAGTAATCCGCTTTGGCTTGTGCTTCGTTTGCCGCTGATGTAGCTTCTGCTCTGTCAAGTGCATTTAATTTAGCTTGCAATTTTATCATAGTAGCTTCGTTTCCTGCTACGTCAATTCCTGCATCCATAGCTCGCTGTGCTTCTGCTAGTCCGGCTTGTATATCAGCCTTGATTTGGTTAGACTGTGCCGTTAATGCACTTGATGCGCCTTGGGTTATGACGTTCTGCGCTGTGTCAGTTTGGCTTCGTGAGCCTGCGCCTGCTTTTCCTTGGGTAGCCTGTATCTTCTCTGCGCCTGCCCTTGCCATTGTGTCGGCTGTTCTTAGTGCGCCTGTCTGCGTTCTAGTATCAGTTACCAACTCGGCTTTCTGTTGTGCCCCTAATGCTTGGGCGTTCTTGAATGCTTCTTGGTATCTAGCCACCTTTGAACTTGCTACTGTGTCTGCTATCTGACCTTCGATGTCTGCCCTAGTTGATGGCGGTTGAACTGCTGTATCGGTTGGTGCTGTTACAGATGGTAACTTTGGTGCTGTTTTAGCTGGGTCTGATGTGCCTTTTAAAAATCCGCTGATTTGTGGTGTAGTATACCCTTGACGTTGCGCTGTCTGCACATTGCTTTGTAATTGCTTTGTTTGTTGGTCTGCTAGTCCCTTTGCTACATCTTCGTTATATCCAGTTGATTTGCGAATGTTAGTCAGACTTGTTCCCATCTCAGGTGTTAAAGTTTTATAACCTTTAGGTGCTTCACCTTTTGTTGATATGGTCTTTCCTGTTTTCGGGTCTACGTATTGTTTAAATGTTGCCATGTTTTCACCCCTTATTTATGTAATTAAATCTTCACTACTTATAAAACCTGTTGCCACTGCTGTTGTCCTCATTATAATATTGAAGTTAAAATCTTGTGTTACTGAAGCCCATGTCGAACCATTATAAGATACTCTTCTTCCATCAGGGTAGGCTGTTGTGTTTCTAAGCCTTCCTATCACATAATTTGATGATGAAATAGCACCATCACCCTCAAGATAAAAAGCGTAAAAGGTATCTTTGTCTAGGTTTAAGCCAGTGAATGAGAACTCAACCGACTCTGCCGCCGCCGTATCTGTCGTTAGCGTGCTAGCATCCTTTGTATTAGTAGATGTTGCAATCACCGTTGCTGTTGGTAGACCCACTGCTGTTTGTGGTGAAACCTCGGATATTATCAGTGATAAGTTTCCGGTTGGTGTGCCTACCTTTGCAATTTTAATTGTGATAGTTGCTTCACCGTCTATGACATTTTCGCTTATTATGAATGTCTGACCACCTTTATTTATATTATCTTTTTGGGCCATAGCAGCAAGCGAATTGTCTGTTAGTTGCTGTATTATTTCTGCTATAGGTTGAACAACAGGACTTACGAACTCCAAAGTGCCTGCGACTGTAGCTGTTACGTCTGTTACTGTTTTTGCACTTATTCTTCGTGGTATTATTTGACCAGATCCACCATCGTCTATATCTGCTTGAACATCACCAATGTAAACTTTATCGCCTATCGCTACGCTTATTTCATTTCCGTCTTGGTCAAGTATCTCTAGGTCTACTCCGTTGTATGGATGTGAAAATGCAACAAGTCCACTACCACCACGTCTTGTTATTAATGCTTCGCTCATTACCTCACCGCCTTCAAAATTATTGGCATATCTGCACTAGGTATTTTATTAGCGTATACTGTTATACTGTTCAAAGCTGTTGTGATTCTATAAACTAAAGCCCAATTTGCAGACAGTATAACATCTGTTGCATACGTTCCTGTAGGGACCATATCAACTATAGGCGTATCTGTTGCTAGTATTCCTGTTACTGCAACCACCTTGGTATATGGTGCCGAACCGCCTGTCCATGATGCACTAGGTACTGTAGCTGTGTAATCAATAGACTCTTTAGCTGTGTTGGTAGCTACTCTGTCTAGTATTTGGCCTGCTGTGTTGGATAATTTGATATCGAGTAGCGAACCATCACCGATTCCTGCAATAGCCGTATCATCAATATACTTCTTTGTTGCAGGCTCATAATCTGCGTCTGGTGTGAATGACGTTGTGTTATCAAGCGTTAGCACGTTAGAATCGTCTACTTTAGTGTCAATCTGTACCTTGGCGCTCTTTAGCTCGTCACCTACGTTGGTTATGCCTGTGTCCATGATTGCTTCTGAACCGATTGCGTTAGCCCCTGTTGCGTTTGGGGTTTCGCTTTGTAGCTCTACGATTAACGAACCGTTATTGTAAGTCTTGGCATCGTTGCCTGTTTTATCAAACGACACTTTAAGAGCTGTTGCTTGACCTTTAACTTGGTTAGCTAAAGATTGGATATTGTCGGTATCATACGTTGATTGTGTCAATGTCTTTTTAGCCATAATATCTCCTTATCCTGAATACCTATGTGATTTAACAGGCAACAAAAGTTTTATTATTGTTAATGTTTCATCGTTTGTGTCGTTTTCAAATATAGTTTGCAAGTATGTGAACTTACCAATCTTAGCTCTAAGCCTCTTGGGTTGTGGATTTACGTTGGTTAAGAAGCTAAAATCATCAAAGTCTACATTATCGAAGTCCATTAGTACATATTCAATAAGCAATTCTTTCGATAGTTCTTCGTTCTTCCTATCAGTAACAAATTTAACGATAACCGATGTTCTTGAAGCAGGGTCTATAGCTAACCATTCGTCACGCATGTTCTTCTGTAAGTTAAGTGAATCTAAATCACTAAAGCCTAACTTACCTAAACATGGGATTGTATCGCCTAGTACTTCGCCATCTGCTACAAAGTCTTCGCTAACATGTTCTACTGTTCCATTTGAGCCGTAGTATATATCACCGTTAACATCAATAAACCCTGTTGCTTGTATGTTTGTATACTTATACATTGTGTCGTTTCCATAGTTCCAAATATACACAGTTGAGTCTACATTAACCCATAATTCCTTCTGAAACTCGTAATCGTAAGTTACTGCTGTTGCTAGGTTAAGCACTTGCAATGACAATTTCATTCTATCGGAGATTACCTCTGGTTCAATCTCACCGCTTACACCTCTTGTAGAGCCCCATAACCTAAATGAGAAGCCATCTAGCGTAACAGGATTGTCTTTAATTAATTGTACCATGTTTGGAGCTTTATTACCACGCTTGTCATTTAAGCCCTCGTAACCGTAATCATAAGGGTTAAGTCCTGTGTTATCTGCAAAGTTAGGGTTGATTGTAGGTATAACAAGTTTTGCTGAATCTTGCTTGTAAACATTAAGTGACTGATACTGCGGTACAAGATCAGTGATTGAAAATTCGTCACTACCTACTGCGTTAAATGAATTAGCAGGCCAATAACCCGCTTTGTCTATCCCGCTAAACCTGAAAACATTCTTCTCGTTTGGATTACCAAATATAAAGATGTTGTTAGAGTTCTTACCGAATACTATTGCGTACTTGTGATTATCAACTAAATCTGCATTGCCTGCAACAACTTTGAACCATGTGACTTTAACTGAAGATAGGTTGATAGGTGCTACAACGAATGTAACTTGTCCTAAAGTTCTATTAACAGTGAATCCAACAGTTTCTACCAGTGTTACACCATCAACTATAATAACAAGCAAGTCAGCATCTAGTCCGCTTTCAGCTAGTTGGTAAAGAGTGCTTGAACCATCACCAATAAATGTTTGTGTCTTTTCTCCGGTCTTTAGGTTGACTTCTTCAAACAAAGTTCCTCCGCCTGCTGGTGGTGCGTTAAGTGCTACACCAGGTACATAAGGTACTGTATCTTTGTATCCAGAAAGTCCAGAACCGTCATACTCTTTATCATCTGTACCGTTTCTGAAGTATACTTTACCTTTAAACCAGTATATGTCCGTTAGGGTGTCTGTAATACTTCCTATGGTTATAACTGTACCTTCTGTAATCAAATCACTTATAAGGACCGTTGCGGTTGTCACAGTCATATCATACTCATACACTGTACCATTCCAACACACTAGCATGATTTCTTTGCCGCCTATAGTGCCGTACCATTCGCCTTGAACATTTCCTGCTGCTTCAAAGTCTATAAATGTATGATGTCCCGGTCTTTTTTGTGGTTTCATATTCTTTGTTATTCTAAAGTTC